GGCCTCCGCGGCGGTGATGGTCGACTCCTGCACGTCCCCGATCCACGGGTCCTGATAGAGGACCTTGACCCGCGGTGTGTACAGGTAGGCCTTGACCTCGAGATCCCAGCTCAGCACCCGGCTCTCGCCGAGCGTGTACGTGAGGACCGAGGCCTTGAGCGCGTAGTCGGCCACCGACCAGACGACGAGCTGGCCAGCCTGCACCTTCGTCGCGTAGTGCCGCTCACCGGCGATCCGGGCGAGGAAGGCCAGATCGGTCTCGCTGTTCTGGACGATCCGATCCAGGGGCCCGGTGTCGTCGGCATCCCAGACCAGAGTCATACGGGCAGAGGCTGCCACGTCCTCGGCGACGGTGCGGAGGGTCGTGCTCTCCCATGCTCGGGAGCGCTTCGTCTTGCGGGCCGCGAGCCCAGTCGGGACCGAGACGGCGGCGATCCGCACCGTGGAGGGGGGGCCCGCCATGGTGAGCTTGTCGAGGGTGAAGGTGCCGCAGTACAGCGAGCCCTCGCCCTCGCCCCAGTCGTCGGCATGGATCCGCACGGCGAGGGTGTCGCCCTGACCCGGGAGCCAGTCGCCACGCCAGAGGGCCGTCCGGTCCTCGAGCTCGATCGTGATCTCGTCGGCCTTGCCGCCCTGGTGGTCGGTGTAGGTCACGCCGAGCAGGTAGGGCGCCAGGTCCTCGGAGATGTCCGTCCCATCGTAGACCACCTCGGCCCGAGCACGGCGGGCGAGGGTAGTCATGCGGAGCGCCAGGGGGGGAGGTTGGCCGCGGCCTCATCGTCGGCGGGCACGGCGGGCACGGTCAGCTCGATCCCGGAGGGCAGGCGGACGAGGTAGGCATAGGCGGGGTTGGCGAGGAGCAGGAGGTCGAAGTGCCGCTCGTCGCCGAGCAGACGCAGGGCGAGCGCATCCCAGGTGTCGCCCGCCTCGGTCGTCGTCGAGCTGACCCTAGCCATACGCGAGCCTCTGCTGCTGCTCCTGGGCAGCCTGCAGGCGCTCGAGGAGATCGTCGTTGCCCTTCTTGATCGCGTCGGCGACCCCCCCCTTGTTGGCCTCGGAGCCGCTCAGTGTGATCTGCGGCCGGTAGTCTACGGACAGGGGGGCGCTCACCTGGCGACCCTGCTCCCGCTGGCGCATGGCACCGGCGAGGGCGGCGCTGGACTCCCCGAGCGGCTTCGGTCCGCCCCCCTCCACTGCGGCGATCCCGCGGTCGAAGCCGCCCCCCACCGTGGAGGTCAGCTCTGCGAGGTGAGGGGCCATCTCGGCAGGGACGAGGGAGGCAAGGGCGAGCCCGAGGCGGAGCGGTGCGGCCAGGATTCCGATGATCTGGGCGGCGACCCAGCGGACCGTAGCTATCACGTCGTCGCCCCAGCGGTCCCAGATGGCGGAGAGGGCGCTGGCCATGGTGGCCATGCCCTCGGCGGCCAGGCCGAAGAGCCAGCTCAGCACGGCCCAGACAGCGTCGGCCATGGCCGCGAAGAACCCGACGATGGCGGCGACAGCAGGCTGGATCGTGTCCCAGACCAGGCTCAGGACCGCCAGCTTCCACCGGACGAGCTGCCCGATGATCGCGACGATCGGCCGGACGACGAGCATCAGGACGTCGACGGCCGCGAGGATGACGAGCTTGACCCCGCCCCAGACCCACAGCCACTTGGCCCAGATCCAGCCGGCGGCGGCTTCGACCTTCTCCCAGGCGTCGGAGGCGAAGCGAGCGATCACCGTCCCCACCGCCCGCACCACGGCGCCGAGCTCGTCCCAGTAGTGGATCACCAGGACGATGAGCGCGGGCAGAATCCAGAAGGGGAGGGTGAGCCAGCCGAGCACGCCGAGGAGTACCTTCGCGGTCGTCGAGGCCTCCCCCAATGCAGCAGTCCAGCGGTCCCAGTAGACGAGCGCCGCGGTAATCACCGCAATCTCCGCCAGGATGGCGAGCACAATCCATGTGATGGGGTTGGCCAGCATGGCCACGGTGAAGCTCCACGCGGCCCAACTCGCAGCCCCGAGAGCGAAGGCGAGATTGACGACCCCGGCGACGATTGGAGCGAAACGGACAGCAGCTAACACGACGGCGAGGTCCTCCCATCCCCCCACCATGTCCTTGACGGCGACGATCAGCTCCCACGCCTTCTCGGCGACCTCGTAGATCCGAGTCCCCAGCGCCCGCAGACGAGGGCCCGAGGCCTCCAGCCATGCCACGAACTGGGCGGCCAGCTCCTTGACCCTGGCCTGGTTCGACGCCAGCCAAGTGGCCAGCTTCTCGAAAAGCCGGGTGAAGAGGGGCAGCAGTTGGACGCCGATCGTAGTTATGAGCCCGCCGAAGGAGAGCTTCAAAATGAGGAGCTGGTCGTTGAATTTCGCGCCGTTCTGCGTAGCTCCGCGGCCGAGTATTCCGCCGGTGAGCCTGGCCTGCTTGCGGAGCCGCTCGAGGCCTTCGCTTCCTTCGTCGAGGAGCACGCCGAGCTTCTTGGCCCCACGGCCGAATAGCGATTGACTCGCCGCGGCCTTTTCGGCTGCGGTCGGGAGCTGTCGGATAGCGTCGGCCAACGTGGCGAACGCCTCCTCAGGCTTCTGATGGGCCAGCGCCTCGGCGCTCAACCCAAGCTGATCCAGGTAGCGCTGGGCCTCCCCCGTGCCCTGGACGGCCTGCCCGAGCTGGACCTGCATCTGCCGGAGGGCGAGGCTCATGTCATCTTGTGAGGCTCCGGAGCGCTGGGCGGCGTACCACAGCTCCTGCAGGGCCTCGACCTCCATCCCGAGATTCTGCGAGGTCTTGATCGCCTTGTCGCCCAGGTCGGCCGTGGACTTGGCGATCAGGAAGAGTCCGCCACCCGCTGCGACGGAGACCATGGTGAGCTGGCGGGCGAGGGTCCCCACCTGCTGGCGCACGTTGCCGAAGCTGCGGCCCACACCACGCCACGCCTTCGTGACCCGCTGTTGCCTGGCCAACCGCTCGGACTGCCTCTGTAGCAGGGCGATCCGCTTGGAGGCCAGCCCCGTTGAACGGCTGAAGCTGGCCGCAAGACGACCCCCGATCCGGAAGGCCATCTCATAGACTCGCCCTCTGGCCATCGGTCTCCCTCAGTGCGTGCGCTGCGCCTTCATTTCTGATGCGACGATCTCGACCCACTCGGCCAGCTCGACCACAGGCAGATCGAGCCAGTAGCCCACCGGCGTGTAGGTCGCCATCGCTAGGCGGACTGCGGCCTGCTTCAGGTCTCGCTCGTCGTCGCGGCCAAACCCAACGCCGAGCCGAGTAGAGAACCCTGGGCCTCGAGGAGCAGCTCGTTGAAAACCGGCATGGGCAGCTCGCCGAAGACGTCCTCGGGGATCTTCGTCGCCCGCTCCAGCGCAGAGAGGAGATAGCGCTCGTCCATCTCGGGCTGCATGACGTCGTGAATCTTGCGCCTCCGCAGCCGCTGCATGATGATCAGCTTGTCCTTGCCCTTGAGCAACTCCAGCTGATCCGTGTCAACCTCGGAGTAGGTCTCACCCTCCCACTCGATGGGCGAGGGGAATTTCACGATGGCCATGGTCTACAGCCCCAGGTCAGTCCGCACGGCGGCGAGGTAGTCGACCCCGTTGACCAATGCGATGTAGTTGAGCGGATCGATCTCGACGTAGGCCGTGCCCGCCAAGAAGATTTTGATGTAGCGGACCGAGAACTCCATGCTCGGCTCCTGCAGGGACCCGGGGGCCAGCGTCCCCAGCGGAGAGGACTTGGGCACGGCCCTTGTCACGACCTTGAGCGCGAGCGTCTCGAACTCGCCGAGGGAGCCGTTCCAGCGCTGGATCGATCCCCGCAGCTCGAGGGCGTGGGCCCGGGGCTCCATGAGCTTGAGCGCCTGGACTTCGGTCACGCGCCACTTGATCGTCATGCTCATGGCCGCGTAGTGGCCCAGGGTGGGGCTGTCGACCGTCCCGGCGATCCCGGCCCCGGAGACCTCCTCGCTTTGGGCCTGGAGCGTGGGAAGCTCCACGTCGGCCAGGCCGAGCAGGCGCCCCTCGTCCGCGTCGAAGACCTCGAAATTGATCAGCTTCTCACTTACAACGTTGGCCACGGCGGATCCTCCGTTAGGGCCTCAGCCCCAGGACAGCTCAGGATGGTGCGGGGTGGGCCAGCTCAGCCGAACAGGGCGGCGAGGGCGGTGGCGTCGTACTCGATCACGAACTGGATGCTCTCGGCCGGGGGCGGTGGCGTCCAGTAGATCCGAAACGTCATGTCCCCGTCGAGCAGCGAGGTCGTCGGGTTGTCCGCCTCGGCGAAGACGCACTCCCCGTCGATGATGGCCCCCGCTCCCTTCAGCCCGTTGAGGTAAATGTTGACCGAATCCACGATCGACTCGATGAGCCGCCGGTTCATGGCCGCGTCGACCTTCGAGAAGTAGTTCAGGGTCAGGATGTTCTGCAGCCAGAGGGTCATCCGCCGAATCGGGATGAAGGCGTCCTTCGGGTCGGTCGACGCGGGATATCCCGCGGTCCGGTTGCCCCACAGGCGCCAGCCCGCGAAGTTGATCGCGGTGACGATCCCCTGCCCGTTGAGGACGTTGCCCTGCGCGAGGCTCAAGAACACCTCGGACTCGTCCTCGAGGCAGGTGCCGTCGATCATGAGGGCCTGGTTGGAGGGCGAGACGTAGGGCACCCCGTTTGCCGCGGCGTCGACCTGGTTGGCCAGCCCCGCATAGTGGCTGCTGAGGTAGTGGACCTCGGTCCCCATCGTGACCTTGGGCCAGCAGCAGACGAGGTTCTTGGAGGTGAAGCTGTTGTCGCTCTTCCAGGCCCCGGCCTCGGAGTAGTCGGCGATCTCGTACTCGTCGGGGTCGAGGTCGCAAACGACTTGGGCCTTGAACGCGCCGTTGATCGAGGCGGCCCGAGCCACCATCGCGGCCATGACCGTCGGTTCCTGACTGTAGCCCGGGGCCAGGACCATTCCGGGGGCCAGCTGTAGCCGGGGGTAGACGTCCTCGAGGGCGTAGATCCCAGTGCTCGAGATAGTACCGGCCGCTCCGATGACATCGGCCACGGTGACCCCGGTCGGGTCGAGCTTGGAGTAGGTCAGGTGAGCGAGGGGGAGGGCCCCCGTGCCCATGGCCCCGGCCGCAACGCGGGTGATCACAAGGTACCCGTCGGAGTCGTAGGCCAGGGTGTAGTCCGTGGTCAGGGTGTACGCGACGGGGGGCGTATCTCCGTCATCCAGGACCACGGTCTCATCGTCGATCGCGAAGACTTCGATCGTCTGGCTCGTCTGGCCATCCGTCCATGCCAGCGCAGCACGGGCCACCGGATCGAGGTGATCCTCGTCGTCTGGGTCGAGGACGTTGATGAAGACGGCCGGACTCACGCCGTAGAGCCCGAAGTAGACCCGCGCAAATTCTGCGAGGGTGTAGTCTGCCACCGCACCCCCGCCCAGCTGCGAGGCGTACTCGGCCGCACTCGAGCAGAGCACGGGCTTGTTCACGTTGGCCCGGACCCCGAGCACCACGGGCGCCGAGCCGATCACGACGGGCAGGCCCGCATAGGTGGAGACCGGAGGCCGGACAGAGGTAGGGACCTCAGACGTCCTGATTCCGTGTACGGTCGTGGTCATCTCGATCCTCCGGACCTACTGCGTCGACACGAGCCAATCGGCCCGCGGCACGGTCCATATAGTGGTGATGATGGCCCCCCACTGGGGCAAGGGCTGCTCGTCGAACAGCTCCCAAACCAGGGGCAGCTCCAGGCAGCAGGGGCCGAGGGTCGGGCTTGCCGTGAGCGCGCCCCGAATCCTCTGGATCACGTTCGTGAGGTCCATCCACCCCGCCGTGGCCTCGGAGTAGGTCTCCAGGCAGAGCTGGATCGTGACGGTGGAGCCGTCGGCGTTGTCGCTCCCCTTGATCGGCCGCAGGATCAGGTAGGGGATCCGAGGCTCGCCATCCTCCCCACGGGGGGGCAGCCAGCCGGCGACCATCAGCGGGGGGCGGGCTTCCTCGCCGTCGGCGGGCTCGAGCCGGACCTCGACCAGCGCCGCCGAGAGGAAGGCCTCCAGGCGGGCCATCAGGTCGTTGATCGTCATCGGGCTGCCTTCTGGAGCGCGCGGTTGATCTCGTGCTCGAGGCGGTCAGCCAGCCGCTCCGTAGCGACCTTCTCCACCTCGCGGGTCACGCTCTCGACGCCCATCATTTGGGGCACGGCAGGGCCGTACAGCGTCTCCAGCGGGAAGCGCGTCGAGCCCTTCCGCCGAGCGACGTGGAGCTTGCCGCCGAGCCGCACGACGAACGCACCGGCCAGACGCTTCCGCCCGCCCTTCCTCCTCACGCCGACGCGCAGGACCGGCTTGCCCTTGCCCCCGGTCCCCGGCTCGCTTGGCCGCGGGCCGAAGGCGAACAGGGGCACGCGGGGCGCCACGCTCTTGACCTCAGCCGACAGCTGGGACCGGGTTGCGCGGCGGAGGCTGATGGTCTTCTTCACGGCCCGCGCGCTGATTCGGTACGTGCGGCGGATCTGCTTTGCCGCCGAGGCGCGCGCCCCCTCGAGCGCCCGGTTGATGCCGCGGGCCATGGCCCGTTGCGCCTCGCCGGGCAGGTGTGCCAGCAGGCGGATCGCTCGGTCGACCTGCTCGTCCGAGTAGCCGACGGCCATCAGCCGACCTGCCGGACGAGGGTGATCTCGATCATGCCCTCGGCCTCGGAGACCTGCTCCACGTACCAGCGGGTCCCGTCCACGTCGAGCCGGGCCCCCTGCGACGGGAGGGGGATCTGCCCCGACGCCAGGCTCAGCACCCGACGCCGGGCGTCAATCCCCTCGGCCGTCCTCGGCCCCATGGTGCGCGCCGTGACCAGGTCGTCGTCGCGGACTGCCGTGACCGTGACCCCGTCGATGACTACGGCCTCCCCGAACTCCTCAGCGTTGAGGAAGGTGGATCCGACGTCGAGGGCCAGCTGGTCACGAAAGGCCGTCATGGCTCAGGCGAGGACCTGGGCCGTGAGAAAGCCATTGTTCTGGATCGGGATCGGCAGGGGCCGACTGGAGACCTTCAGCTGGCGAACCGGGGGCTCCTTCGTTACCCACGACTCCGGCACGCGCTCGGCCGGGACGAGGGCGATCCGTGCGTCATTCCCCTCGCCGGTGGCCACGCCGACGGCCCCGTAGTGGACCTCGCACCGGGCCGCGGTGCTGCCCATGAGGATCGTCTTGACCGCGATCAGAGGGTTCCCGTCGGGGTCGAGCTCGTCGTAGCCCCAGAGGTCCACGCCGCCGAGGCGGCCGACGAAGGTCGCGCCGCTGTCCATGAGCTCGGGCTTCAGCTGGCCCAGGTCCATGCGCCGGTTGTCGAGCAGGGCCTGCACCGCGGCGTTGGCCAGCAGCGCGTCCACGGCATCCGAGCCGAGAATGCACACGTCTGCGGTCAGGCCGGTCAGGGCCTGGATCGCACGGCGCCAGGCGCGCAGGTTCTTGATCGGGTCGGAGGTGCCGGCGGCCGACCACCGATCCGCAGCCGCCAGGGTCCCGATGATCAGGGTGGCGTCCCGCGGCGGGAACGTGATGGTGTAGTCGACGTCGTCGCCGAGCACATCGATCTCGCCATCAACCAGCCCGTCACGGACCATGATCTCGATCCGGCGGACGATCATATCGTCGAGGGTGCCCAGGTCCTTCCCCAGGAGGGCCTTGGCGCGGGAGTTGGCGTCCGCCCCCGAATAGATGTGCTCGCCAGGCAGGCGGCTCTGCAGGTCGGGCACGGTAAGCGCCATCTTCGGGGCCACCATGGGCGACCGAAAAGTGTGGGTGGTGAACCCGATCCGGTCCACGGCCTTGCCCGGGCCGGAGGGGGACGTGTACGGGGCCGCACGGCGGACCCCCGTCTGAATGTCCACGTCGATGTGCTCGGAGCTGTGCTTGATGCCAACCCCGTCGAAAAACATCCGGGTCAAGAACGCGCGCGCCGGAGGCATCTCCATCAGCGCCCGGGCCATGGACCTGGGATCGAAGAGCGAGATCGTCATAGTCCTATCCTCCTCAGACGCTCACGGTCGGGCGCAGGTAGATGCCCACTGCGGCGCAGGTCTCGCGCCAGTCGTCGACGTCCTCGGCACCGTCGTAACCGACGGCCTCCTCCCCGAACTCGCCGGAGATGTAGGCCGTGGTCAGCACGGTGGCGAGCGAGGCGTCGGCGTCCTCGGCCAGGACGCCGAAGGGCTCGGCGCTCCCGTCCACGGCGTCGAGGGTGGCCTGCAGGCCCTGGAGCGAGCCCTCGTCCACCGCAACCGTGAAGAGGTCCCCCACGGCGAAGGCGGTGCCGTACTCCTCGAGGAGGAAGTCGATCTCGCCCTCGTAGAGCGTGTCGGCCTCCGCGTCGTCGAGGCGGTGCCCCTCCGGGTTGATCACGCTGAACTGCGCGAAGGAGCCCGGACCGGCGACCGCGGTGCAGGTGATCGTGTAGGTCCCGAGCTTCGCGAGCGCCCCGAGCGCCCCGTCGATTGTACCCTCGCCGGTGTTCCCGGCGTCGGCCTCCGCGTCGCCGAGGGCGCGCAGGACGCGGCCCAGCAGGGCGCCCCGGCAGAGGTCCTCGCCGATCTTGATCTTGACCGGCCGGTTGACGATGTCGCGCTGCAGCCCGACGATCAGGTTGTCGGGGGTGTAGGTCTCGCTCATCTTGTCCTCCGGGCGCCTGCGGCGATCTCCGCCGCGTTCTGCTTGATCTCCTCCTCGTCGGAGGGGGAGGTGAACGGCGCCAGGGGAGCCGCGGGGACTGCGGCGTCGGCCGCGTCGGCCACGCTGTCGGCCAGGTGCCGAGCACGACCGGCCTTCTCGGCCTTCATGATCGCGAAGGCCAGGGCCTCGGCGGTGATCGGCGCACCGTAGCGGGCGCTCAGGATCAGGGCCTCATGCCCGGGGACGGCCACCTCGTCGATGGCCTGCAGGCGGGTCCGCTCCTCGGCCCGGCCCTCGTCGAGGAGGGAGGCGAGCAGGGCGGGGGCCTCTGCGGCGAGCGTCTCTCTGGTCTGGGGCACGGGTGCCTCCTGTGGTGGCGCCTCCACTGCGGGGGGCTTCGGGGTCGGGGTCGGGGGAATCGGCGGAATCGGCGGAATCGGCGGAATCGGGGCGGCGGCCTGCACGGAGGCCGGGACGCGCCCACGGGGGAATCCGACGGCCGCGAAGATCACGAGGTCGCCACGGGCCTCGGGGACGACCTCTCCGACGACGACGTCGGCGAAGCCCTGCTCCACGGCCTCCTCGGCAGTCAGCCAGGTCTCCGCGTCCAGCAGGGTCCGCAGCGCCTCGGCCGTCTTCCCCGTCTTCGCGCGGTAGATGCTCACGATCCCGTCGCGTACCCGGTCGAGGAAGTCGGCGGTCTTGCGCAGCTCCGTCGCCTCGCCCATGACGATCGACGACGGGTTGTGGATCATGATCATCGCGCCGTGAGCCATGGTGACATGCCCGGCCATGGCGATCAGGCTCGCAGCGGAGCCGGCCAACCCCTCGACGGTGACGACCACCTCGGCGGGGTGGGAGCGCAGCATCGCGTGGATCGCAATCCCGGCGAAGGCGGCGCCCCCGCCCGAGTTGATGCGGACGTTGATCCGCTTGATGCCCTTGTGCGCGTCGAGCGCCGCCCGGAACTCCTTCGCTCCAACGTCTCCGCTCCATCCCTCGCCCTCGGCGATGTAGCCGTAGACGGTCAGGTCAAGTTCGTCGGCCTCAGCGGAGGGGGCAAGTGCCCAGAATTTCGTCACGTCTCACTCCCGTCTGTCTGCGGCGCCGGGGCAGCCTTGGCCAGCTCACGCCGGCGGGTCCGGTTGACCTGGTCCCAGCTCTGCCCGGTCAGCTCTGCCGTCTCGCGGGTCTGAGTGGAGAAGCCGAACTGCACCCGGTCGTTGGCGGCGGCGGCTTCGACCTTCTCGTTGATCTGGCCCTGCGACGGACCATACCAATCGGCCCCGCTCCACGCAGCGCGGGCCGCGGGGGACTCGAAAAAGCCAGGGGCGCTCACCCGCTCAGAGGCCACGGCCTCGGCGAGCCACTCTTCATAGACCGGCTGGCAGAAGCTCTGCGCGATCCAGGCCCGGCGAGTCCGGATCGCCTTCCAGAATTCCACGAAGGCGGCACGGGCCGCCGTGTAGCTCGTCGTGAACCGCTTGTGAAGCAGCTCAACGGGGATCTCCAGCGCCGCCCCGATCTGCACGCAGACCGACATAGTGAAGCCGTCGAAGGCCGTGTTCGGCCGGCTCGGCGCCACGGAGTCAATGCTCTCGCCGGGGGCGAGGCCGACAACCGATCCATTGCCGAGCTCGATGCTCTGGCTGTCGCTCGAGTCGACCTGGTCGTCGTCGGGAATGCCCTGGCCCAGCGGCTGATACGGCGTCTCCGATTTGACGAAGACCGTCAGCATGGCCGACACCACGGCGCCCATCAGCTCCGCATCGGTGTACCTGCCGAGTTGCTTCAGGCTCTCGATGACGGGCGACAGGATCGGCACCCCGCGCCGCTGCTCGGGACGCTCCTGCAGCATGAGATGGAGCATGTTGCGCCGGCCGCTGCGAGCCCCGTAGGCCGGGACCCGCTTCCACTCCTGCCGCAGCTTGCCCGGCCTCGTGCTCAGCGGGTGGTACCTGGCGACGTGGTAGGCCACCGGCTCGCCGTAGCGCCCGATCTCCACCCCGGCCACGATGTCGCGGCCAATCGTGGGCAGCATGGGATCGTCGCAGACACGGTCCGCCTCGATGAGCTGGACACGCAGGTCGTAGACGCTGCCGGGACGCCGGATCTTTGGGAGCGCCGTGAAGACGTCCCCGGACATCAGCGCCGACAGGAGGGCCAGCCCCTGCAGCTGCTCCCACGTGCAGGTCCGTGCCGCGTCGGCGTGCCGAGTCCAGAGAGCGAACTCCCGCTCGGCGTGGCGCTCCCAGGCGTCCGCTGCGTCGTCGCTCAGGCCGAGGGCCTCGGCGTCGATCTGGGCGATCAGGCGGAGCCCGGGGCCCACGGTGTTGGTCGTGAGAGTCCGAAGCGCGCCGGTCGCAAGCGGCGTCCCCACGAAGAGGTCCCGGCTGCGCTCCCGGAGCACGTCGATGTGGTCGACGATGTCCTCGTCGGGGCCGCCCCCGCTGGCCAGCCAGCCGACCAGGGACTTCCGCGCCCAACTCGCGCCGTGCCGCCCGTAGCCGCTGGCCAGCGCGCCGAGCGTACCCAGGAGCCTCACAGGTCCCTCGGGACGAAGCGCTTGATCCGAGCGCCGGGGCTCCGGCCTGCATCGAGGCGGGCCACCTCGCGGCGCCAGAATGCGATCCGCTCGGCAATGCGGGCCAGGTCGGCGCGGGTCAGGGATCGGGTCCCGATGGCGTAGCTCTGGCCCCCGGCACAGGCCGACTCCGCGGCGAGCCACTCAGCGAGGTGCTCCTGTGCCTGTGCTAGCGTCCAGGGCTCGGCCATGTCAGCTCACTCCTCGAGACAGAATGCGACGGCGACGACGACGGGGGGCAGGTCGGGCGACCCCGGCGGAGATTCCCGCGGTGGGGTCAAGGTTCGGTGACACGATCTCCAGCGCTGCGGTGACATACACCCGGCAGTCGAACGGCTCGTTACGGTCCACGATCTGCACCCACTCCCGGCGCTTCACCCCGGCCCGCTTGACCGTGGCCAGCTTCTCCGAGAGCAAGCCCTTGAAGTAGGCGGGGCCGTAGCCCTTGCCCTTCTCCCGGGGAAAATGGCAGTAGCCGGGGCCCTCATGGTCGAGCAGCAGACGGGACATCACGACGCCCTTGATCTCGTTGACGCCCAGCCCGAAAAGCGCGGCCTTCTGACGGCCGGCCCGGGTAGGTTTCCCCACCATCGGCACGCCGAATCCGGGCCGGCCCTTGACCGCGAAGACTCGCCGCGCCTCCCGGGCCCGACAAAATCCGTAGACCTCGGAGGCGCGGTAGCCCGAATCGACGCAAGCGCAGGCAATGGACAGCCGACGGCCGCTCTTAGTTTGCCAGCTGCGGGAGAGCTGCGCGTCGAGGAGCTGCCAGACGGTGGGCTGCTCCGGGTCCCCCATCAAGACGAGGTACTCTATCCCCCAGCTCTCACGGCCAGCTCCCCAGCCGACGATCTCCAGCTCGAGGCGGTCACCCTGGACGTCGACCCCGGAGGTGAGCAGGGCCACGCCCTCGGGGACGGCGGGCCCGTAGTACTCCCGGCGACGCTCGAGGTACTCCACGGCGATGGTCTGCTGATGCTCCACCCAGGGCTGGCCCAGCCGGAGGTTGATGAACTCCTGGAGCCCCCTGCGGTCCCGGTCGTCGTGGGCCCGGCACCATTGCTCGGCTAGCGTGGCCCAGTGGACCCACGGCGAATAGAGGGCCGAGAGGTCCCCGAAGCTGGCGATCCGGCCCCCAGGCTCCTGAGCGACCCACTCGCCCTTGGCCAGCATCCCGGCCTTGTGGCGCTCGTCGATCCGCTCTCCGCACTCTCCGCAGATGTAGTGGGCCTGGGCGAAGTCCCGCTTCCCGTCGGCGGCCTTGTAGATCAGGTTCGCCCAGAGCAACACCAGGGAGACGCCGCAGTGGGGACAGGGCACGAGGTACTGCCGTTTGTCTCCGGCCTCGTGCCAGTCCTGGATCTTCGAGACGCCGTCGATGGTGGGCGTCGAGACCAGGACGATCTTGCGGTTGTGAAAATTCGAGGCTCGCTGAATCGCCAGGCGGACGGGGTCCCCCTCCACGCCGGCCGACTCAGGGAAGCGGTCCACCTCGTCGCAGAGCACAACCCGGATCGGGCGGCTGGCCAACCCTGCAGGGGCATTGGCTCCTGACATGGCGAGGTAGCCGCCGGGGAAGTGCTTGACCCTGATGGTGTTGCTGGACTTGCGGGAGCTGCCCCGGCCATCCTTCCCGGCCTCGAGCTTGCCCCGCAGTGCAGGGGAGGCCCGGAAGCTCGGTTCGACCCGCTCCTTCGAGAAGCCCTCGAGGGCCTCGATGGTCGGCTGGACCAGGAGGATGGGGCTCGGGTCCTGATCCACGAAGTAGCCCAGGATATTGAGAATCGCCTCAGACTTCCCGAGCATTGAAGCGATCATCACCACGACGGTCTCGATCGTCGGGTCGCTCAGGGCGTCCATGATGCCCCGGAGGTAGGGGGCCCGGTCGGTTCGCCAGGGGCCGGGTTCGGGGCTCGTCCCCTCGGGGATCACGCGGTAGCGATCCGCCCACTGGCTCACCGTCAGACGGGGCCGGGGCCGGAGTCCTTTCTGGAATGCTGCGGCGTAGAGGTCCACCGGCTAGGCCGGGGCGCTGGTGTCAACAACAGACCAGGGCGCCGACGTGGCGTCCATCGGCCCACACCATCGATCGGGTCCGCCGTAGCGCTCAAGACAGGCCAGCAGCCTTTGTCTGGAGATACAGTGGGGTCTCCAATCCGAACCAACCCGGATAGCCTTGTTGTAGGCCAGCAGCCTCTCCACCTCGTAGAACTCGGCCCCGCCCCTTGTGGCGATCATCGAGAGGATCCGGCTCTCTGGAGCGAAGACCCGGCTGCGCTCGGCCATGACCGCCTCCCAATCGCGCTGCGCCCCGCGACCGAAGAACTCCGCCCACACGGCACGATACGGCCGGTCCCAGTGGATGGGCTGTCCTGCCATCGGCGTATGCGGGCCGGGCATGAACACAGACGGGCTGGGCTTGATCACGAAGCTATCGGCCCCGGGGATCCTCCCGATCTCCTTGAGCAGCCCCCGAAACTCGTCCCAGTCCTCTGTCGCCTCGCCAGGGAGATCCAGGATGATGTACATGAACAGGCCCTTCCGCCCATCTACAATCGCCTGGCGGACGGCATCAACGATGCGGGCCTGGCTGTATGGCTTCCCGACGGAGCGGCGCAGACGAGCGCTGAGTCCCTCGATCCCTACCCTTGGCACTGCGTCTTGACGACGGGCCAGCCTGTCGAGGCGGACGTCGCTATCAACACGCACAAGGCCCAGGCGCTTGCAGGCGTCGGTAAGCTCGTGATCGGCCCGGTGCATCGTGGGCTCCGGAGCGAACAGCGACACTCGACGGATGCCGGAGCGGCGCACGCTCTGCAACAGTCCCGTGACTTCTCCGGGGTCCGCCTCCCGGTACGGCTTCAAGTGGGCCACCTGGCAGAACCGACAGCGGGCCTTGCACCCACGCGCAAGCTCGATCCGAGCAATCCCGTTGGTCACATGAGCGAACGGGGCCACTGTCGGCTCATTGCGCCACTGGACTGGCCCAACGTCGGCGAAGAAGGCGGGGTCTTGCTCGCCCAGGATCGCCGCAGCCAACAGGCCCTCTCCGTCTCCGCAGACTACGACGTCGGCATACTCGGCCAGCGGGACCGGGTTGAAGGTGTTGAATCCGCCGACGACGATCCTTGGCCGCTGCTTGTCCGCCTTTCGGATCCCGGCTCGGCGCAGGAACTCAGCGAGGGCCCACACGTGCTCCCACCAAAAGACGGAGAACACGAGGACGTCCACGAGCTTGGCCGTGGCGGGGGTCACGCGCAGGAACTCGGCACCTGCAGCCCCGGCTCGGTCCAGACACAAGGCCAGCCCGTACCCGAGATCATCTCGCCCGAAGGTCAGATAGCCGACCTTCACGTCATTCCTTCACGACATAGTCGGCCAAGTAGGCCACCTTCACGCGATCAAGCAGCGCTAGGATTTCCTGTCGCTTGCCCAGCCAGACCTGGCCGGGGATGCTAATTCGGATGGCGATGCGCGGCTCGACGGTTGGAGGCGCCACGCCGGGCGGCTCGTCTGGAGGCTCATCCGGCTTCCACGAGTCTGCCTCAAAAATCGCTTGCAAGCCGGCCAGCTCGTCAAGGTCGAAGCCCAGCCCGGCCAGGTCGAAGTCGAGCCCCTGAAGGTCTGCCAGCTCCTGGGCAAGCAGCGCCTCGTCCCACCCTGAGTTGAGCGCTAGGCGGTTGTCCGCCAGCCGAAGCCCACGGGCCTGCTCGGGCGTCAACCCGGCGAGGGTGATGGTCGGGACCCGGGCCAGCCCCAGCTGGAGGGCGGCGGCCAGTCGGCCATGTCCGGCGATGATCTCCCCGCCTGCGTCGAGGATGATCGGGTTGGCGAATCCGAAGCGCTCGATGCTCCCGGCGATCTCGGAGACCTGCTTGGGGGAGTGCGTCCGGGCGTTGGCCACGTAGCCCCGCAGCGCGGCGGGGTCCTGGTAGCTGACGGAGAGGTCGCTCACCACTGGCCTTCGCTGAGCTTGGTCAGGGCCTCGATGATTGCGGCCTCTAGCATGGTTTCGATCTCCACGGCGGGCCGGCCCTCGAGGCTCATGGCCATCCGACTGGGCACGCCCAGCAGAGCGGAGCGGACCCGGACGGCACACGCCTCGGCGTCGGCCCGCACGTCAGCGGCGGAGACCAGGGAGCCCCGGGCCTGCTCCAGCTTCATCCGCAGGAGCTCGGCCTGGTACGCCTTGGCGGCGGCCCGTGCGGCGGCGTGCTTCAGGGCGATATCGGTAGCGGAGGGTCGGCCCGTCGCCGGCTGAGGAGCTGGCGCTCGGGGGGTGGCGGCCTCGGGCTCGTCGGCGGGAATGACCCCGTGTCCGATGTCCCAGGCGACCTTGCCCTCTACCCACGGGATTTTGCGGAGGCCACGGGCCCCGACTGCGACGGCGGGGAGCTGGCCCGACTGCACGAGCTGGCTCACGCGCTGCTGGGTCACCCCCACGCGCCTGGCGAACTCGGTGGCAGTGACCAGGTCAGCCATTCGACAAACGGCTTGTGGACCCGGCACAAACAGATACAAGGTAGGTTTTACACCTACAGCTAGACGCTTTCTGGGCATCCTCG